TGGTAATTCGCAACCCCTCTTTATTTTTAGTTACAGCAAACCACATAGCATTTCGTTTCGTATGAATATAGAATATATCAATACCCAAGAACTTCAAGGCTACGAGAACAATACAAGAACTCACAGCCCTGAACAAGTCGAACAACTCTCAAACTCCATTACTGAATTTGGTTTTACCAATCCTTTGTTAATCGATGGTGAAAGGCAAATCATAGCAGGGCATGGCAGACTGCTTGCGGCCCAAAAATTACAAATGGAAACTGTGCCTTGCATTATTCTTGACCATTTAACAGATACCCAGCGCCGCGCCTATGTTATAGCCGATAACAAACTGGCTCTAAATGCAGGCTGGGATGAAGAGTTATTAAAAATAGAACTTAGCGCTTTGGAAAATTTAGGTTTTGATTTACCAACAATAGGCTTTAATGCTGAGGAACTTGACGACCTGGTTCTTGATAGTGATATTGATAGTTTTTTAACCGACGAGGACGACGTTCCGGACTTGCCAGATGACCCAATTTCTAAACTTGGTGATATTTGGGTGCTAGGAAAACACCGCTTAATGTGTGGTGATTCAACAAACCAGAGTGACGTTGACGACCTTATGGACACCGAACTTGCCGACATGGTTTTTACTGACCCACCGTGGAATGTTAACTATGGTGCAGAAAGTGCCGACGGCAAATATAAAGAACGCACTATTTTAAATGACTTTATGGGTACTGACGATTTTAAAAATTTTATGGATAGCACTTTTAAACAAATGGCCTCGCATTCTAAAAAAGGCGCCATGACTTATGTGGTTATGTCAGCGCAGGAGTGGGGAAATATGATGCTGACTTTGACTATGAATGACTACCACTGGAGCAGTACAATTATCTGGAATAAATCTAGTCTGGTTTTAAGTCGAAAAGATTACCACACACAATATGAGCCTATCTATTATGGCTGGCTTTCAGGGGCCTCGAGGATTCATCCTCTGGAAGATAGGAAACAAAGTGACGTCTGGAATTTTGACAAACCATCAAAATCAGAACTGCACCCGACAACTAAGCCAGTTGAACTGGTGGAGCGTGCAATCACAAACAGTAGTAATAAAAATAATTATGTTTTAGATTTATTCGGTGGCTCAGGCTCCACTCTGATTGCTTGCGAAAAAACTGCACGCAGGAATTTTTCAATGGAGCTTGATCCGAAATACTGTGATGTTATTGTCAAAAGGTGGCAAGACTTTACAGGTGAAAAAGCAGTTCATATAAACGGTGGAGACTTCGATGGCTGAACAATCAACTTACTCGCTTGAGACTATTTCAAAATTACTAATGCTATCTGAACGCAGGTGCCAGCAATTAGTGACTGACGGTGTTATCCCAAAACATGCACGAGGCGAATATGACCTTGTCAAAAGTGTTCAGGGCTATGTAAAATTTTTAAGAGAACGGGCCTTTGGTGGCGTTGCTAACACAGACCAACACACCGAAAAAACAAGGCTGGTGTCAGCGCAGGCAAATATAGCAGAGATGACTGATGCCGAAATGCGTGGAGACCTTGTCAGAACCGAAGAAATAAGAAGGGCTTTATACACTGCTGCAAGGACTGTGCGAAATTCTGTGCAGACTATATCCGACCGTGTTGCTTCTCCGATTGCAGGAATGACAGACCAGCATGATATTCACGAGTTAATTGATAACGAAGTAATGCAAGTCCTAGGCAATCTTGGTGAAGATTGGGGAAAAATATTATTAAATCAAGACGATGAACGACCTGAAGATACCGAACACTGATGTTGACGGGCAAAAGTTAGCGCTCGAATCAATCATGCGTGGGTTGAAACCTGACCCCGTTGAACCTATGAGTGAATGGGCCGACGAATACAGAGTATTAAATCAAACTTATGCCGCCGAGAGTGGTCGCTGGAGAACAAGTAGAACGCCATATTTAAGAGAAATTATGGATGCTTTCTCGCCTTCAAATCGTTGTGAATTTGTGACAATTATGAAAGGCGCTCAACTTGGATTTACAGAAGCGCTAACTAATATGATTGGTTATATTGTTCACCGTGCGCCGGCCCCAGTCATGATGGTTCAGCCAACTCAAAACCTCGCCAAAAGATACTCCAAACAACGGCTAGCGACAATGATTAACGACATGCCAGTGCTGAAAGGTTTGGTCGCCGATCCGAGAGCCAGAGATAGTGGCAACACCACAACTGCGAAAGCCTTCGACGGTGGCGTTATGTTTATAGCTGGGGCAAACTCTGCAGCTGATTTACGCTCTGTGCCGGTGCGCTATTTACTTTTAGACGAGGTCGACGCATATCCTTATGACGTTGATAATGAAGGTGACCCAATTGAACTGGCAGTTAATAGAACTAAGACCTTTGCAAGAAGAAAGGTTTTAATTGGCTCCACTCCAACAGTCAAAGACGTCAGCCGTGTTGAACGTGAATATTTAAAAGCCGACCAGCGAAAGTATCACGTGCCATGTCCACATTGTGGGGAAATGGACGAACTTTCATGGCCAAATATTAAATGGGATAAAGACAAAACCACCGGTCAACATTTACCTGAGTCTGCCTTTTATAGTTGTCCACATTGTGCCGGCGTTATTGACGAGAGTTTTAAAACAGATATGCTGGCAAAAGGTGTATGGGTAGCGACAAAACCTGAAAATAATACACGAGATAAACGGCGTTCTTATCATATCTCAAGCCTATATAGTCCGTGGGAATCTTGGGCTTCAATGGTACAAAAATTTGTCGACGCACAGGCTGACCCTCACCTGCTAAAAACATTTATAAACACTGCGCTCGGAGAGTGTTGGGATGAAGAAGCAAACAGAGTTGATATGCACGACCTTCAAAAAACGGCTGAGGATTATTCACTGCGTACAATTCCAAGAGGTGGCTTGATCGCGTGTGCAGGTGTCGACGTGCAAGACAACAGACTTGAGGCAGTAGTTTTTGCCTACGGCAAAGGTGAAACCAGCTGGGTTGTTGATTATGAAGTTTTTTTTGGCGATCCGGCAGGCAAAGAACTCTGGGCCGAACTTGACGAATATCTACAAAAAGAACTGTCACATGAAAGTGGCTCCAAAGTAAAAATATCAGCAGCCGCAATTGACACCGGTGGTCACCACACTCAAAAAGTGTATGATTTTTGTCGCCTTAGAAAGCATCGACATGTTATTGCAATCAAAGGTCAATCTTCTCGCAATCGACCTGTTATTGGAAGGCCAACTAATCAGGATATATCTATGCGTGGCAAAACAATAAAAGGTGGTGTCCAACTTTGGCCGGTTGGAACTGACACAGCCAAAGGAGTTATATACGGTCGCTTTGGTATTGAATCATCACAGTTAGGCTCGGTGCATTTTTCCAAAGACTTACCGGACGAATTTTATGCACAGATTACTTCTGAAAAATTAATAACCCGTTATCACAAAGGACATGCCATACAAGACTGGGTGAAGCCCTCACATCGCCGGAATGAAGTGCTGGATTGCACGGTTTATTCGCTTGCAGCTGCATATCATTTAGGTATGAATAAATTTAGTGAGCGTGATTGGGAGAGACTTGAAGATATTGTGCAGCCAATCACCGAAGATTTGTTCGCAAATGAGCCAGAAAACGGCGAAATAATCGTCAAAAGTAAGGACCAAAATCGCAAAAAAACGGCCAAAACCGTAGCAAAAAAGCACAAAATTAAACGAAAAGAACCTCTACAGCCTCGACGCAAAAGGAAAACCAAAAACTTTGCCACCAACTTCTAATATTTTTAAGTAATTGATATTGACATTCTCATTTTGGTTACGACAATAAATATTAATACTCTCGGGGAAACTGAATGGCAAACATGTTTGACCAAGCGCTTTATAGTGAGTCCGAACCAGCTGAATTTGTCGCTGGGGATCGCGTAGCGTGGAAAAGACCAAATTTAGGTATTGATTACCCCCCTGCAACATACTCATTAAGTTATTCAGCCAGACTTGAAAATAATGCTGATATGGAAATAACACTTACGGCAAGTGAGTCAGGTTCCGAATATATAGTAGAAATTCCAGCGGCAACCTCAAAAAATTACAGAGTCGGCACTTACCATTGGCAGGCTTATATCACTAGACAATCTGACAATGAACGAGTGACAATTGATTCAGGCACTTTTATTGTTATACCTGACCGCGCTAATTCAAATTTAGACCCTCGCAATCACATAAAAATAGTGCTGGACAATATAGAAGCCGTTATACAAAACCGTGCAACCAAAGACCAAGAGTCCTACTCAATTCAAGGTAGGTCATTATCAAGAACTCCAATGGCAGACTTAATTATGCTCAGAAGCCAATACCGTGCCGAACTCGTCAGAGAACAACGGGCTGAAAGGATAAAAAACGGTCTTGGTCATAGTGGAATAATAAAGGTGAGAGGATGAATTTAAACCCATTTACACGATTTAAAAAAGAACCGATTGTTAAAAGAGCGCCTATGAAAAGGGCCTTCGCTGGTGCAAAAGTAGACCGATTGACACAAAGTTGGTCAACAACACAACAATCTATAAATAAAGATTTACAACGTGGTGGCAAATTACTGCGTACGCGTGCGCGTGACCTGACAATTAATAATGACTATGCCCGTAAATATATGCAAATGGTGGTGTCAAATGTTGTCGGTTCTAACGGTATTGGATTGCAGGTTAAATCAAAAACTGCCAAAGGCAAATTAAACGTAAAGGCCAACAGGCAGGTCGAACAAGGCTGGAAGCAGTGGTCTCATGCAAGGCATTGTGCTTATGACAGTCGGCTCAGTTTTGTGGAAATGCAAAGACTGTTTATCGAAACTGCAGCCAGAGACGGCGAGGTTTTAGTTCGCATAATACGAGATGACTCAAAGTTTGGTTTTAAATTGCAATTTTTAGACGTTAATCGTCTAGACGAAAATTTAAACAAAGAGTTAGCAGACGGCTATTGTATAAAAATGGGCATTGAATTTGACGTGACTGGCAGAGCAATTGCCTATCATATCTCAACTGCAGTTGACCTCGAAGTGTACGCCACGCACCATAAAACGGAACGCGTGCCAGCTGATAACATTATTCACTGCTTTATTGGTGAAAGGCCCGAGCAAATAAGGGGCGCAACTTGGATGGCAAGTGCCATGTCAAGACTACAAATGCTTGGTGCATATGAGGAAGCCGAACTAGTGGCCGCCCGAGTTAGCGCGTGCAAAATGGGTTTTTACACCTCAGAAGCCGGTGATTCTTTTGTTGGCGAAGAGGATGACTATGGAAATTTAATCACGGAAGCAGAGGCAGGAATATTTGAACAGTTGCCTGCCGGTACCAGTTTTACTGCTTTTGACCCAACGCACCCAACAAGCGCTTTTAAAGACTTTAATAAAGCAATTTTACGCGGCATTGCCTCCGGCCTAGGAGTGGCATACAACTCATTATCGTCTGACCTTGAAGGCGTAAGTTATTCGTCAATCAGGTCAGGAACGATAGAAGAAAGAGACCAATGGCGCGTCAAACAAAACTGGATGATACAACACTTTATGCTGCCAATATACGAGCAGTGGTTATCAATGCAACTGCTAACTAACACAATTGGTCAAGATATGACTCAGTACGAAAATCTACTGGAAGTTAGGTGGCAAGCAAAAAGCTGGAACTGGGTAGACCCCCTAAAAGATATTAAGGCTAGTGTCGAGGCTATAAATGCAGGTCTAAAAACACACTCTGAAGTTATAGCTGAACAGGGTGGAGATATTGAGGACGTCTTTGACCAACTTGCGTATGAACAACAACTCGCAAGGGAAAAAGGACTGATTCTAAACGGTGTAAGTATGGAAGAAGGAGTAGACAATGAAGAAACAGATTAACACGGGAGTTTTATCCCGTAGCTTTAATTTGGATCGTGAAGCAGTAATCGATGAAGAGAACAGAACGGTGGAGTTATCTTTTTCAAGCGATATGCCAGTTGAACGTTGGTTTGGAATGGAGGTCTTAGACCATTCTCCCGAATCAGTCAACTTGGAGCGTTTGAATGGTGGCGCACCTCTCTTAATGGATCACGATGCCAGCGATCAAATAGGAAGAGTTGAGAGTGCAGTAGTTGACGGTAAACGAGGTTTAGCAGTTGTCCGTTTTTCTAAGAGTGCTCGTGGCTCCGAAATTTTTATGGATGTAAAGGATGGTATACGTCAAAACATTTCAGTCGGATACAGGATTAACGAAATGGAACTAGACACCGAAAGGTCAACAGAAGAGGATGAGTATTACGTTGCGAAACGTTGGAGTCCCTTCGAGATTTCGGTCGTTGGAATTCCTGCCGATAATCTGGTGGGTATAGGCCGTGCTGAAGGTGATGAAAATATCACAAAAATTACAAATTATGTGGAGACAAAAATGTCTGAAGAAGTAAAACAAGAGCCAGTAATAGCTGCGCCAGTGATTGACGAAAACAAAATGCGTCAAGAAGTGCAAGCAGAGATTATGAAGCGCTCAAATGAGATTGACGCAGTTGTTGAAAAGCACCCGTCATTGAAAGACCTAGGTAGAGAGTACAAAAACAACACGCTAAGTATCAATGACTTTCGTGAAGTTGCTCTACGTTCAATTGATAAGTCAAAGCCAGAAGCACCGGCTTTAGATTCGTCAATTGGTATGAGTCAAAAAGAAGTAAAGCAGTTTTCAGTTGTTAGGGCTATAAATGCCTTGACTACAGGTGACTGGTCACGAGCTGGTTTTGAAAGAGAGGCTTCACAAGCACAAAGCGATAAGCTAGGAAAGACTGCGCGTGGATTCTTTTTACCAACCGACGTTCAACGTGACTTAACTGTTGGTACGGCGACGGCAGGCGGAAACCTTGTGGCGACCGACTTGCTAAGTGGCTCATTCATTGACTTGCTAAGAAACAAAATGCAAGTAATGGATTTAGGCGCAACAATGCTAACTGACCTTCAAGGCGCAGTAGCAGTACCGAGACAAAGTGGTGGAAGCACTGCTTACTGGGTAGCCGAGTCTGGAGCCGTCACGGAGTCTGCAGCAAGTTTCGACCAAATGACACTCTCTGGTAAGACAGTTGGAGCATTTTCTGATTTATCTAGAAAGCTACTCCTTCAAAGTTCCATAGATATTGAGTCGTTTGTTCGTAATGACCTAGCAACTACTTTGGCGCTAGAGATTGATCGTGCAGCCATCAATGGTTCAGGTTCAAGCAATCAGCCGACAGGTATTTTGGCGCAATCGGGCGTGTCAAACATAGCAGGCGGTACAAACGGTGCAGCGCCAACTTGGGCTAATATCGTTGCGCTAGAATCAGCAGTAGCAAATGCTAACGCTGATATTGGTAGCTTGGCATATCTTACTAACTCTGCAGTCAGAGGTAAATTATTGACTACAGAAAAAGCAAGTGGAACTGCCCAGTTCGTTTGGAACGACAACAACACTATGCGTGGATATAACGCGGCGGTATCAAATCAAGTACCTAACAACCTTACAAAAGGTTCAACTTCAGGTTCTTGTTCAGCCATTATCTTCGGAAACTTTGCAGACCTAGTAATTGGAATGTGGGGTGGACTTGATATTGCAGTCGATACTTCAACTGGTTCAGCAAGTGGCACCGTAAGAGTGGTAGCACTTCAGGACGTTGATTGTGGAGTTCGTCATGCAACTTCGTTCGCGAAAATGGTAGACGCAACTACTTAATTAGTAGGTAACAGTTTAGTGCAGGAGTTAGTTCTCCTTCTCCTGCACTAATTTAAGGAGATTTTATGAAAGTTAAATTAAATACGGCAGTTGGAATCAAGGGCGAGTCACACGCAAAAGGCGATGTAATCTCTTGTAATAAAGACACAGCAATGGCACTTATATTAAGTAATAAGGGCGTGGAGCATGTGGAAACACCAAAGGCAAAAAAGAAAAAATAATGTTTAAAGAAGATTTATCTGAATTTTTTAATAGCAGTGAACTGTCTGAAGCAGCCACTATTGGTGTGTCAACAGTTCACGGCATTATGGAAAGTCAGTTTGTTGAAGTAAATGGTATTGAGGGTGTTAGACCAGTCTTTACTTGTGCCGCTAATGAAGTCGAAAAAATGGTGTTTAAACAATCCATTCAGGTAGCAGGTATTTCTTATAAAGTCGCTGGTCGACAACCTGACGGTACTGGGCTTATTTCATTAATTTTGGAGCAACAATAGTGGCCCACGCTAGACAGCAAATTCGCGACCAATTGGTAACCACATTAACAGGGTTAACAACTACTGGGGCCAACGTCAATAACTCACGAGTTTATGACCATGCAATATTGCCTTGTTTATCGGTCTACACATTAAGTGAAGAAGTCGGTGATGAAGTATATAACAAGCAAATGCGAGAATTATCAGTGATGGTTGAGGTGCGCGCACAAGCGACCGAGAACCTAGAAGACACACTAGACACAATAAGTGCAGAGGTAGAGTCTGCAATTTTTTACAACGGCGACACTACCTTAAATGGCAAGTGCAAGGACTTTGAGATTGAAGGCAGTGAAACTGAGTTGTCCGGAGACGCCGAGCGACCATTTGGATTGATGACTATGAGATTTATTGCAATTTATAGAGTCAATAAAACAGACGTACAAACTTTAATAACTTAGGAGCTAATATGCCAAAAATGTACAAAAAAGGTTCAATAGCAGTCGATGTACACCCATCGAAAATTGCGGACATGGAATTGAGGGGTTGGACTCAAGCAGAAAAACCGACAGCAGAAGATAAACCTAAAACTAAACCTAAAAAATAGAGGAGTAATAATATGGCAGTCCATACGGGATCAGAGGGAATTTTACACGTTGGAACAGATTTAGTCGCGGAGCTGAAAAGCTACTCGTTCTCTGAGTCTGCAACAATGATTGACACAACCAAACTTTCAGATAGCGCACAAACGTTTGTAGCTGGAACAACAAGCTGGAACGGAACAGCAGACGCACACCTTGACGAAACAGACACGGCTCAAAATGCACTTACAGTAGGCGCTACAGCCCTGCTTAAGTTCTACTTTGAGGGTGCAACTTCGGGCGATAAATTCTATAGTGGCAACGCCATAGTTGAGTCTGTTGATCGTGCAGGCGCGCAGGACGACATTGTAAGTGTGTCTTTTTCGTTCAGAGGCACAGGGCCTTTAACTTTAGCAACGGCATAAGAATATGAGTATCAAGGAGAACGCAAAAAACCAATTTAGGGAAAGAATATCTGGGAAGTTAAACCATATAGACGTACCTGAATGGGGCGAGAAAATATATTTTAAATCAGCAATTAATGGCAAAAAGCAAAGTCAAATAATGGGCCTTTACGATAAAGGCAAAGTTGTGGACTCGGTTTGTATGTCGTTAATTATGAGAGCACTTGATAGTGAGGGGAATCCTATATGGAAGCCTGCTGAATTACAAGAAATATTACGTGAGTACGATATTAATGTAATTTCAAGAATCGTAGAGGCAATTGCAGACACGGAGACAGTCGATGAAGCAAAAAAGCCCTAAGGCAGGATCAAGACCTTCACTTTAGATTAAGTTTAGGAGAAGCGTTACATAAATCTCTTGACGAAATCATGGAGCTTTCAGAAACAGAAATTGTTTTATGGGCTGCTTTCTATGAATTAAAAGGAAACAAATAAATGGCAACAACCTCGGCAACAGCGAAATATAAAATTATATTAGAAGATAAAACCAAGCGTGCTTTTGGTGCGATCGGTAGGTCTTTGAAATCTATAACTAGAAGTATATTTTCGATGAAGTCCGGTTTTATATCAGCTGCAGGTATAGCCGGTCTAGGTTTCTTTGTAAAGAAATCTATGAACGCAACTGATGAAATGGCAAAAATGTCGAGGGCCATTGGTGTTTCTGTCGAGGAATTAAGTGCCTTGCGCCACGCTGCTTCTTTAGGTGGTCTTGAGGCTACACAACTTGACAAAGCAGTTCAAAAATTAGCAATTAATATGGCTGATATGTCTCGTGGTGTTGGTCTTGCCAAAGACGTGTTTGAAAAACATAATATTAGCGTGGCAAATGCTGATGGTGAGTTAAGAACCGTTATGGAAGTAATGTCAGACGTTGCAGACGTCACGGCTGGAATGACTAACGCCACCGAGAAGGCAGACCTTGCATACAAGTTATTTGGAGCTCGTGGAGCCAAGATGATTAACATGCTGGAGGGTGGTGCCGACGGTATGAGGGCCGCTATGAAAGAGGCTGAAATGCTTGGGCTTGTTATGTCTAGCGAAACCGCGAAAGGTGTCGAGGACGCTAATGATTCCTTTACTCGATTATCGGCTTTTATGAGTTCGACCTTTGCACAAACTGTTGGTGCGTTGGCCCCAGCAATTCGCTCAATGACTGACGCTTTGATTGAGTTTATAACTCTCAAGGTTTCAGAAACGGACGGAGGCATTGCAGCTATAGCCTCTTCAATGGCTAACGCAATTATTGACGCTTCAATAAATATTTTACGAAGTCTTGAAAATATCACCGAAGGCGTTATGAAGTTCACAAGAAAAATTAGAGTCTTGCTAGGCATGGCTACAAACATTGAAGTGTTGCAAGACCAACTCGATGGTTTATCTCAAACAAAAATAGGTTTTAACGAGGGCATATTTGCCAACGAGGACGATTTACTCGATCGGTTCAGAGGTTACGGATTAAAAGTTACTGAAGTTGTAAAAAACATATTTACAGACATTAATGCTACAGAAGAAATTAACGCCAGTTTGGACAGTCAAATGGACGCCCTTGAACACAAAATAAGAATGCTTACTGAGGCTGGTGGCGACGTTGGAACTTTCGGTTTAGATTTTTCCGGAATTATTGAAGGCCTGAAATCCAGCCGCGTGGTTATTTCTTTATTTGAAAGTGATATTGATGCCGTTGTGACTTCACAAGCTGCGTTAAACGATGAACAAGAAGCTATGGTCACTAATGATTATTTTAAGGCAGCAACTGATTCAGTCAAACAATATGGCGCCTCAATCAAAACAGTGGCACAAGGAATTGGTGAAGCCACTATGTCATTAATGAAAGGCACAGAAGATGCCATTATGTCGCTTTTAGAAGGCACAAAGTTCAGCTGGAAAAACTTATTTAAAGGAATCATGATGGACTTAGCAAGAATCCAAGTTAAGAGTGCAGTCCTTGGTGTTGCCAAGTCAATATTTGGCATATCTTTTAATGGTGGTGGTTATACCGGAAACGGCCCAAGAACTGGAGGGCTAGACGGTAAGGGTGGCTTCCCAGCAATATTGCACCCAAATGAAACAGTTGTTGATCACACTAAAGGTGGACAAGGTGGTGGTGGTACTTTTGCAGAAATTACTTTTAATGTGCAGGCGATTGACTCTAGCAGTTTTAATAGTTTCTTAGTAAACAATCGAGACACCGTTGAAAATATTATTAACAACTCGTTAATCAATAACGGAACGGTTCGTAAAACAATAAATATGGTCGGCTAATGAATAATATTACAAGCATAATTATGGCCAACCACAGCAATATAAAAGTGGAGGAATGGACTAAGCAGGGAAGTGCCGTCGAGTTTAATAACGCAAATAATCAAAGGTTTGTGCGTGCCAGTATCCCTGCAATTGAAATGGCAATAACTTACTCGGGTTTGACAAAGGCCCAGTTTGATACTTTGCGAAGTGCGTATGAAACAGACCACTCTGAAACCGTTATTATTGACGCTGACGATATACATGACTTGCGTGATAGTTCTGTTGGCGCTGGTGGTTCCACATGGGCCTTTAAATCTTTTAAATTTACGGTGACTGCACCACAGGTTTATGACGGTCAAATTGTGTTTATAACCTCGGTGTTTTTTAATTATTCGCAGTACCAAACTCTAACCAGTGAAGTGTCAACATATGCGCCGGTGACTTCGTCTGATACATCGTTCACAACTGTGCTAACAACGGCAGCTCCAAACAAGGTTGAGTATGAATATTTAACCAATACTAACGCCTCAGCCTTAGGTCAATCAGTAAGGCATATGCGAAATAAAGGTGGCTTTCGCAAAATGTGGAATTTAAGCTGGCATTTAAGTGAGTCGCAGTTTCTATCGCTTCTTACTTTTTATCGCAAGAAAGGGGGAATATTGGGCCAATTTGGGATGCCACCGGAAGGTGCAAACGGTCTCGGTTCAGGAACCAAAACAAACGCTGGTTTTGTTAGTGATTCTTTTAAGTATGAAAGACTGCTTGATAATCGCTATGTATGTCAGGCAAAAATTGTGGAGTTGCTATGAGTAAGACTATAACTAGCAATGTCCGGACAGGCGAGCAAATGGCCATGCTGCATTTATTTGAATTTGATATGTACACATTATCTGGTTCTTTTGATGAAACTCTAAGATTTACAGACCACGACCTTTTTGTTTACGATGGCACAAATGAATATACACCGTTGAGCATATCCTTTGACCGATTGACTGAGGACTTCACAATGTCTAGTGATTCAATAAGTGTGCAAATTGACAACATAAATGAAGAATTAACAAACGAGGCTTTTACTAGCGAGTGGCGAAATAATCGAGCAAAAATTCAACGAGTAATTATGACACCACCAAGTAAGACTGTGGATGGTCAAAGCTATGACTTTGGTATTGGTGACAACACTACGACAAGCTATCCAAGACTTGAAATAGCCGGACTTACAAAAGACTCTTACACTTTATTTGAAGGCGTTATTGACACCTTTAGTGCAACGACGCAAACCTTTACTGCAAGTCTAACCACAAAATTTACCTACTGGCAAAAGCCCTACCCAACTCGAACTTATAACCAGAATGAGTTCTCGTCTGTGGTCGACGCAATATCTGACAGTATTTACTGGGGCCGACAAAAATCAACCTAATGAAAAACTGTTTTACTGAGGCCATAGCCCATTTAAATCAAAACTACAAACTGCCAGCAGGGTGGAAAAAGTGGAACACACTCGATCGCGAGGTCTTTGTCAAAAATCAAAATAAATTTTTAGCTAGAAAAGACCATATTAATTTTTTTAAAAGTTTTTGTGATGAAGTAAAAAGTGCTAAAGCTGACGACGTAGTCCTTTGGGATTCAGGTGTTGGTATATGCATAAACCGTTTTTTTTACTGGACTTATGATCATAGCCAGCAAAAAGTCGTAACAAGAAAACTAGACAGGGAACACATACTTATGAGGCTAACTTATGAGTAACGCAGTCAAATCAGTTGTCGGCCTCGCGGCAGTAGTCTTTGCTCCAATGTTGGCCCCTGCAATTTTAGGTGGTCTTGGAATTGCCGCGTCTGCCGGCGCTATTGCTGTAGCAACGGCCGGTGTTGTTCTTGTTGGAGCGTCTCTGGTTGGTAGTTCCACCCCAGATTCAATGGCAAGTTCTGTTGATACTGCCTCTGTTGAAAGCTACGCTGGTTCTAAATTGCAAACCACAAAAACCAACACGGCCCCAGTTCCTGAAGTTTATGGCCTGCATAAAATTGGTGGCAATATTATCTACCAAGACACCAATCAATCAATCAACGGTAACACAACTGATAAAGGCTATAACCGAGACTATTGGGCGGTAATTATTTTGACTGGTCACGAGATTCAAGCCATTGATTATATGTATGCAGGTGAAACAACAATGACCTCAAACGGCTCTGATAAATGGGAGACGGCATATGTGCAAGCAAAATTTTATAATAAATCTTCAAGCACTCGAAATATACAAGACGTTAACTTTTGGTGTATTAATGATTCATTTGCTGAAACAAGTGGAAGTTCTATGGGTATGCCTTCGGTGGTTATACCGGCAGGTGTTTCGTTCTTGGCAGTGCATCAAATTTTTGACGGTGAAAATTCAACAAACACGGCCCTTGAACCTATAACTGTGCAATTGCAAGGCAAGAAAATTAAAACATTATTAGGTGGTGGCACGGTAACCGTGGCCTCAGTTGGTGGCGCTAATAAATATTTTATAAACGGAGTGCAACAACAAACCCTTGAATTAATCGAAGGCAATACTTACACTTTTAACTATCCTTCAGGTCACCCCTTCAAATTTTCAACAACGGCAAACGGAACGCATGCCAGTGGCTCTGAATACACAACTGGCGTGACGCATAACAGTTCGACACAGGTCACAATTAAAGTCCCTGCCAGCGCACCAACTTTATATTATTACTGTTCTTTACACTCGGCAATGGGTAGCACGGCTAACACCCCGACCACAATCCCAGCAACACTTACTTATTCTGTAAACCCAGCTGAAATTTTGCTAGATATTATACAAAACGCTTTATCAATTGCAGAGTCTGATATTGATTTAACAACTTTTTCACAGGCAAAAACGGACTGTCATAATGCCGGCTTTACATGTAATTTGGCTTTAATCCAACAAGCCAATGTGCAGTCAACTATTGCAGACGTCTTGGCAACTTGTCGTGGCTCAATATTTCACTCTGAAAGTAAATGGAAATTAAAAATAGACACTAAGCAACAGGCTATTGCCGACACTTTAACAGACGACGACACAATCGGAAACAGCCTGTCAATGAGTATGGCCGGCAGTCAGACCATTGCTAATAAAATGATTTTAAAGTATGTAAACCCAAGTGATGGTTGGCTATCAGCCGAGTCAGTTAAACAGGACACAACATTACAAACTTATGACGGACAAACTGTTCAAAAAATACTTGATATTAAAGGTGTCACAAATTTAACGCAGGCTAACAAGTTATGTGAAATTGCACTTAATTCACTACGATATAGCGAAGATAGTGCAGGCAACAGAATAAAACAAACCCCGTTAGTTATTTCATTCTCTACCACTGTTAAAAACGCCCATTTAGAAGTTGGTGATGTTATTACTTTAAACCATCTTTTGTTGGATCGTAACAGGCAGTTTTTAATATTAGCTACGCATTCAGACCAGAGTGGTGTTATTCAAATATCAGCTAGAGAATATTGTGAGACACATTTTAAAGATAGTTCAGGCAATTATTTAATATAGGAAAAATTATGCAATATCAAGAAACCATAGAGTTAGTTCAAGGAGATGATTTACCAAGTATTGAAATCACTTTAAGGGACAGTAATAAAGCTGATACTGGCAAAACCCTTGACCAAGGTGACCCAACAACATGGGCTCCACTTGATTTGGCAGCAGTGAAGTTTGTGAAGTTAAAGTATCGTAGGGTTGGCTCAACTAACTTAATTGATACCTTACCTTTTATTATTGAGGTGCCAGCTACTGAGGGAAAAATCACACTTATTTGGAGTGGCACAGTTCTTGACGATGGCACTGGTGAATATGAAGGTGAAATAGAAATAGAGTACAACGACGGTAAATTTTTCACAATCACAGACAAGTTTAAGTTTGTGGTAAGGGGAGGCTTCTAATGTCAATTAGAGCCACAGTCATATTTGCACAGGTCAACTATGTAAGGCCGAGGGCTACTGACATTCATTTAGTCACAGATATGAAGCAGTATTTTTTTTATGAAACTGCAACATTAAGTGAGGTCATTGGCGTTGCAACACAAAAACCTCGAAGTGACAGTTTTGCCTTCAGTGACTTTTCTTTTGTAAGTATTAATAAATTAAAGTCTGAAAATTTATCTTTAACAGAGGCCATTAGTATGGTGGCAAATTATGAAAGAGCCGTTAATGATAATATCACTTTAAGCCTGACTACCTCTTTTGTGTCAGACACTAACACCGTACAAAATGAGACTGCCAATATTGACGACCTTATTGGTCTAAGTTTAAACAGGCCAGTCTCTGGTGATAGCTTTGGTATTGGTGACCAAATCACACCAAATTTTGGCAAAGGTGTAAATGAGACACTAAGTTTTTCAGAAACAGTAGCGTTGGTTATGCAATATAACTCAGCGTTAAACGACAGTTTATCAATGCAAGAACAGGCAGCATTATCTTTAAGTAGAACATTTGCTGATGGCTTTGGATTGGATGATGCCACCACAATAAATAAAAATTATGATGGCAACAAAGGTAATGTGATTGGCTTAACTGAACAGGTCAGTTTAAGTCGCACGTTTGGTAGGGCGTTTGGGAACAACACGCTCAATAGTATAACTCTCAACTAAGGAGCGAGAAATGGTTAATGATAATTTACAAATGACTGGTGCGTTAAGCATCACGGTGAATGGTGAAGTGGTTCAAGAAGTTAAAAATCTAGTGGTCACGGCAGGTAAAAATTGGGTAGCAGGACGTATGAACGACGCTGGAAACGTAGTCGGGTATATGGCCGTCGGAACGGGAACGGCAAACCCTGCAGCTGGTGACACTGCATTGGGTACTGAGCTTGATCGTAACGCTTTAACAAGTACCAACGTTTCAGCAAACGTGATTACTTATGTTGGCAACTGGGCAGCTGGTGACGGCACAGGCGCAATAACAGAAGCAGGACTTTTTGACGCATCGAGCGGAGGCACTTTAGTGGCAAGAACCTCGTTTAGCGTGGTCAATAAAGGCGCCAGCGATTCACTGGGAATCACGTGGGCTATAACAGTTAGCTAGGTTTTTGCTGATACTTACAAAAAACATAGGAGGTTTCAATGGCCGTTAAATTTTCAAACAATGCAGGTACTTCATTAAGCGGCTCTATTAGTGCCGGAGCTACAAGTTTTTCTGTGGTATCAGCGACAACTTTCCCAGCTTTGGGAGGAAGTGACCACACTTTTGTGACACTCGGTAATACCGAAGTCGTAAAAATAACTGCAATATCAGGTAATACTTTCACCTGCGTTGCAACAAGTGGCGCACACAGTTCCGGAGCTAATGTTGAAATTAGAGTTACTGCAGAGTTATTAGGTGACTTTAGTTCGCTTCCAGCTGAGGCAGGTCACTCTGGAAAGTTTTTAACAACAAATGGTTCTACCCCATCGTGGGCAGACGTAGGTACAACATTTCCTTTTTATAAGGCCAATGGCAGTACAGACAATATATCAATAACAAATGCAGAGTTTCCATTCACAAAAGCTGATGGTTCCACTGATAATATAGGAGTTTCATAATGGCAAATAAAATACCAGTAAAGGCAGTATATACGGGTAGTGACGTAACAGCGCTGGGTGAGTTCGAGTCAGGCGACACTATTGACGGTGCATATATCAGTGGTACTGTTGGAGGTTCACTGGCAAAAACCGGCGGTGAAATGTCGGGTAATATTACATTCGCAGGATCACAAACAGTAGACGGCAGAGATTTATCAGCTGACGGTACAAAACTTGATGGGATTGAGGCAAGTGCTAACGTAACTGACACTGCCAATGTGGTGGCGTCTTTAACTGCAGGTAGTAATGTGAGCATTGCGGCTAACGGCACAATTTCATCTACCGATACAAACACGGTTTACACGGTTGGTGATGGTGGCTTAACTCAAAAAAACTTCACTACCACTCTTAAATCTAAATTAGACGGTATTGAAGCAAGTGCAAATGTAACAGATACTGCCAATGTGGTAGCGGCTTTACAGGCAGGTACAAACATCAACATTGCAAACGACGGCACAGTATCTTCGACAGATACAAACACCACTTACTCAATTCAAGACGGCGAGTTATCAAAAAATAATTTTACTGATGCAGACCACACTAAATTAGGCAATATTGAAACGAGTGCAGACGTAACAGATACTGCCAATGTGGTAGCGGCTTTAACTGCAGGTAGTAATGTAAGCATTGCGGCCAACGGCACAATTTCATCTACCGATACAAACACAACTTACTCAGTTGGTAATGGTGGTCTCACTCAGAATAACTTTACCGATACATTGAAAACTAAATTAGACGGTATTGAGGCTGGTGCAGACCATGTTGATGCAGCAAATGTAGAAAGCGCTGGAGCCGTTATGGTTTCTAACAGAACGATTCAAGCCGAGTCTTCTGGAACGCCAAGTGGTGGAAGTTCTGGTGACATTGTTTATCAATATTAATAAGGAGAAAAAATGAAAATACAAGCGAGAACAGTCGCCGGCTTTAAAACCAATTCACACAGTGTTATTGACACTCGTTTGGATTGGGAAAGTGCGGCTAGAGAAGTAATTACAGTCACTCATACAATCGAGCCAGTATCAGGTGTTAGTGCAACACATGGTGGCTCTGCGGCTGGTGTTTATCTTCATTATAAAAATGTTGAAGTTGACGCTGACGCTGATGGAACAGTTGACTATACCAACACGCAAATCAATTGTACTCTGGCTGAAAAAGGCACTGCAGTAATTAAGATTTGTGCAAATATTGATAACCATGCAGACAGAATCGCGGCGCAAAACACTTGGACAACTTGGAATGATGCTAAAAAGGTTGAGGAAAATAGACTAAACGAAGCTCATGGTGTTGATCAGACTGCAAGAAAAAATGGTTTAGATACTTGGCTTGCATCAAATTCACAGCCAGCAGGATATGTACCAACAGTAATTAAATCAAATAATTTAACAATTGAATGGTTAGACGATTCAAACAGTAGCTGGGTTTAGGAGGAATTATGCCAAAGACATTTATTAAAGACGGTTCTAGTTGGAGAGAAATCACCAAAAAGTTTATTAAAGATGGTTCAACTTGGAGAGAAATAACTAAAACATGGATTAACCACTCTGGCACTTGGCGACAAGTGTTTCAATTGCAACAGGCAATCGAGTTAACAATTTCCAGTAATACAAACAACGTCAATATTAAAACTTTGGCAGACGCACATTCAGATTACACGGCTGGGCTTGGTGTTATATTGACTATCAATGGAAGTGTGACAGTAGGTTCATCAAGTTCTAGCAATCCAGCAATGACAACAGGCTCTGGCTGGGCCGCTGACTCTGTATTAACAATTATAAATAACGGCTCTATTGTCGGTGCAAACGGCTCGTCTGGGTCGAATGGAGGCTCTGGCAGTTCTGGATCGCAAGGGTCGAATGGCTCTGGAGGAGGCCGAGGTGAAATAAATCCTGGAGGTGGAGTTGTATCAAATCCTGGAGCTGGTGGCAGCGGAGGGAACGGCACTTCTGGGTCAAACGGCGGCAGTGGAAATTCTGGAAATAACGGCGGCACAGCATTTAACAATGCCCAATCAAACTCTAATTTATCAGTGGTATTTTCAACTGCAGGTACAGTCAACGGAGGTTCGGGCGGATCGGGAGGATCGGGAGGATCGGGAGGATCGGGA